AAAGCTAATAAGGCGGCGGGGAACGCTGACACACAAGCTGACCGGGCAAAAGAACACGCCGATAACCCTCCCAAGATGGGGGAAAACGGGAACTGGTGGAAGTGGGACGAATCCAAGAAAATGTATGTTGATACCGGGATATTAGCAAAAGGCGGTGTACTATATCCTTCTTTTGAGATATTGGACGATGATATGTGTCTGTACATGTCCTATCAAGATGATATAGCGGCAGACCAGTTCGAGTTGGATGCTGACGGATGTCTAAACTTTAAATTCAAATAATATATGGCTGGAGGAGTTATAAATTTAGGTCAAGTAGCCTTTGTGGATAAAGGCGTTTACAGTAGTTCTGTAACATATAAGAGGTTCAATTTCATAGTAACAGATGATAGCTGCTATCTTTCTCTGAAAGATGGTAATATCGGACACGCTATAACCGATTCAACCTGGTGGAAATGCCTGGCTAAAGGTTCACAAGCTACAGAAGCGGCAAAGAAAGCGTTGGAGGCCACAAACAAGGCTTTGGAAGCGGTTCAGAAAGCGGAAGCAGCTATTGTGCAGGCTACACAGCAGGCCGCAAATGCAAATTCAGCTGCAAGTAGTGCCAATACCGCCGCTGACACAGCCAGCAGCCTCATTTCTGAAACAGAAACGGAACTTTCCAACCTTCGGGAACTTCTTTCGGAAGTCAGAACTGCCACAAAAACCGCACAAGACGCTTATGACCTTGTTTCGCAGATTGATGGTGTCAATGTGTTTGCCCGAATACCCGCAACACTTGTTGTTCAAGAAACGATTAATGCTGTCGTAGGCTCTTCGCCTATCTTAACAAAACAGATATTCCCAAAGACAGCCAATCAGAGTGTCATTTTCCAAATTGCAAGCGGTAACGGTACTATAAATCCGGATGGAGTTGTTTCATCCCCCACAGAGGCCGGAAATCTTGTTATCAATGTGATTTCTACAATATCGTCATTCCTTTGGAAACAAGTAACGGTAAAATTCAGAGCATTACAAGCTCGCACAACAGAAAATGGAACTGCCCGTACAACAGAAAACGGGGAAGAAATAGAATGTTAAACTTTTAAATATCAATGTAATATGAAAATTTCTGAGATGGACCCTGCCAACCCTTTAACTGGCAGTGAATTGTTTGAAATCGTACAAGACGGACAGAGCCGAAAATGTTCTGTGAGTGAAATTATTTCAGCGGCACCCGATGCAAACGGAGTTTACCCGGATGTTCCTTTAAACCGTGTAACCCTCAAACGTTTCAGCGGGCAAACGAGTGCAACCCCGGTTATTATCGACAATGTGGGGATGATTAACCACATTGCAGCAACGGCTTATCCGGTTTTAATTGACCGAAACAGCAATATTGTAGCTTATCTGAATGGGAACGACATATTAAAAACTTCTGATGGCCTTCCCGCTACATTAAACGACTGGACGTTGCAATCCATGTTACAATGTGGTGGCTTTTACCGGAAATATGAATACAACGCTTCCACTAATGAGAAGATATTCAAATTTTCAATTCACAAGGTCCGCGGATACAAATATGTTCGTCGCCGTTTTCTCAATCTTTTTGGTGGAACCGTAGAAACACATGATTCCAAGCAGGTTCTCTTGTCTAATGCTGGAAAATGGAGCACTCAAAATTATAACTTGACACAATATCACCAGTTTGCGAAAAATCTTGGCGACCATTTCCGTGAGATTGCAACGCAGGACCGTGAAGTGTATAGAATGTACTTTTGGCTGATTGAAAAGACGTTCAACTCACAATCCGTATTTGCAGGTATCAGTAATGTTACGTGGGATTGGTGGGGAAAGTTCACACAAGCGGCAAACGGGGGCCAATCTTCCTATGGGCAATTCCATAAGACTGGGGAAACCATGAGTATTTCCGGACATAAGGGGGAAAAAAGCATCAATGTATCAAACTCCGATTCAGCACAAGTCACTGTTAAGCCTTGCAAATGGTTATGGCGTGAGAATATGCTTTCCGGACCGTATTGGATTTGGGAAACCGGATATTTGAAAAAGGATGGAGTTTGGTACCGTTGCAAGGACCTTTCAAAGATAGCTTTTACTGTTACCGCAGATTATGAATCTATCTGTGAGGAGCCAAATGTACAATCCGGATATTCAGATGGTGGTTATATCCTTGAAGATTTTGAGGATACTTTGATACCTACTATGTTGGGAGGTTCAAGTACAACCGGACATTGTGACAGATTTTGGCGTGTTGCTTCCCCTGGTTCCGGTACAGTCTATATTCCCGCTGGTGTTGGTGGTGCGAGCGGCGGTGCCGCGCTTGGTGTGTCGGTCTTGTCTTCGCGCAACGTTGCCTCGTACTCGGACGCGAGCTACGGGGGTGCCCTTGCTTCCGATGACCCGACAGACACGATTCCCGATGGTGCGGTAGTGGCGTAACGAAGTGAAGCAAAATCGGTCTTGAAAATCGGAAAAACGAAAGAATTGAAATCGAAATCGGGGCGGCTTGCCCGTCCCGTGGGCTTTGCTCTCACTCCCGCTGGTGTTGGTAGTGCGAACAACGGTGCCGCGCTTGGTGTGTCGGTCTTGAATTCGAACAACGTTGCCTCGAACTCGAACGCGAACTACGGGGGTGCCCTAACTCCTAAATGCTTTGTAGCAGCGAAAGTAAAGATATTGAAATAAAAAATCTCGGGGAGCAATCAGCCTCACTAATTGCAGAAAATTTTCTGCCGCTCGGATAGGATTTAAAACACGAAAGGCGAGTGAAATATGCTACATAAATGGTCGGTTAGTAGCGTTGCAGTTGTACGCAGGTATGAAAGCCGCCCAAACAGAAGGAAGCAACTTCTGTAAAACAGATTGAAATGTTATGGGTAAAAGAACATTTGTCGATATAAAGGAGATAGCGAGTTTTAACAGCCTATATAATGCCTGGCGTTTGTGCAGTATAGGTGATGGAAAAGACAAACGCAGAGATGTTATTGATTTTGAGAAGAATTTAACAGCAAACCTAAAGAGCCTGCAAAAGCGGTTGCTAAATGGAACATGGGAACCGGACACTGGCCGTTTCTTTTGGTTGTATACCGAGGGTAAATGGAGGCATATTCATACTGTTTGCATTGAAGATAGGATTGTACATCAAGCATTGGTTTATCATTTCTCACTTCATAAGAAATTCATAAACCGGACATTTGGAAGCATTAAAGGCAGAGGAACATTGAAAGCCAATAAACAAGTGCGTAAGGACTTGCATCGAAGCGGTTTTGAATATGTTATAAAGCTGGATGCCAAGAAGTATTATCCCAATATCAACAAGCAAAAGTTGGTTGAGCTGATACGCGGAAAATATAAGGGTGAGGCGGCTTTGAAATTATTTGAGAAAATAATTATGAGTTACCAGCCGGAAAGCGAGCTTGGTGTTTCTATCGGGGCCTTGCCTTCACAGAACAACGGGAATTATTATCTTACACCTTTTGACTATTTTGTATTGCAGATTCTTGGTGTGAAATATTACTCCCGTTATGTGGATGATATGGTTATTCTATGCGAAACCAAGGAGAAGGCAGCAGAATGGATACCAAAGATGAAAGAGTTTGCGGCTCAATTCGGCATCACTTTCGGAAAAATAGAGGTGTTTCCCGTTTCAGCCCGGCGAATTGATTTTTGCGGATATGCAGTAGGAAAAAACAACGTCCGGTTACGTAAGGCCACAGCAATGCGTTTCGTGCGTAAACTTAACTGTTTTGACAAACATCCGGCCATTGACGGGATGTATGAGAGAAACAGCGTTTGCAGCTATTTAGGTATGTTAAAATATTGTGATAGTTATAACCTTTTAAAACAATTAAAAAATGAGCACAGTGAAGTTTTTCGGCGCATCGACAGATATGCCAAGGGAAAAAGAGGTAAAGGCTATGAAATTGCCAGTACCACAACCGGGAATAGACGAATACAGAAGGTTTTACAATCATCGCGAAGTAGAGTTGGAAGAAACAGCAGAGGACAACGGGCAACGCGCTATCGTGGCCGTCCCGTGCGCTGATTTTGTAGCAGTTCAAGCGGACCATGAACCAACTGAGGAAGAATGGGAAAATGTTCTGTCTGAAAACGGATTTGAGAAAGAACAGATTGATATAATTCTTGCAGGTGAGTAATGCCAAAGTTAAGTTCTATTTCCGTAAAATATAGGGGCGGTTTTCGCGGCTCCTATATTGATGTTACCCAACTCATAGACAAACGGGTAAGGGTTGATGTTATTGATTTCAAGAAGGAGGAAAAAAGTAATGTCAGAAACTGCGACTTTTATTGTCGCATGCAATTACGAATTTCGGGTGTCTTATGTGTCACATGGCATTCTTCGGAGGTGTTAACCAACTTTCTTGAGGACTGCCGGGAACACCAGCAAGATACCGGAGAAGTAGTTTTCCCGATAGAATGTTGTATGTTTTCTGTCGGTGATGATAGGGCTTATTATTTAATTGACGCGCCGGATGATGCTTTTGTACCCACAGAAAGGGAACTTGAAAAGATGTTCGACAAAGCACGCCGGAATAAAAGGTAACAGCTATGATTACGCTATACAATGGAAATGAAAAAATAATCCTTCCGGTTACGGATGATAGTTATTCATATAATTCTGTCATGGGTGAAAACAGCTTGACACTGTATTTTTCTTCGGAGAAATACATTAAAATCCCGGTAGGTTCATATTGTGATTTTGCCGGTGAGCGTTATTCGTTGAAAAAGGACAGCAATTTTACCAAAGAAGGGACCAGAAAATATGAATACACTTTGCTGTTGGAAACGGACCAGTCAGATTTAAAATTGTGGAAAATACGCAATACGGTTGACAACCGGATAAAATTCTCATATACTGCAACGCCTCGAGAACATCTTGAGTTGTTTGTTGCCAATGCCAACCGGAGAAGCAGCGGATGGAAAGTCGGCGAATGTGTCGAAGGCAAGGAAGTAACGTTTGAATACAACCATACCTACATTCTTGACGGGCTAAACGATTTTGCCAATCAGATAGGGACAGAATGGCAGATAATCAACAAGACCGTTCATCTACGGAAAGTTGAGTACAACAAAAGTAGTCCGCTTGTGCTTTCGTATGGAAAAGGTAACGGCTTCAAGACTGGTGTCGGGCGTGAATCCGGCGATATTCCGGTTGAAATCATTTTGGTACAAGGGACAGACAGAAATATAGATTTCAGCAAATACGGAAGTAAAGAACTTCTTTTGCCGAAATCCCAAACATTAACCTATGAAGGACGAACATACAAGTCTTCTTCCGACGGGCTTTCAGTTATGCGTGCGGACAAAGCGTTAACCACCGGGCATGAAGACAGCTTGGATTGTTCCGAAATATACCCCAGCCGTGTAGGGACTGTAAGCAGTGTGATTGAAGTCAATGCAGAAGACAGTCTTTATGATTTCATAGACAACTCAATACCGGACAGTTTGGATTTTGAGGATTATTTGATTGATGGGGAAAACATGACCGTAATTTTTCAAACGGGTATGCTTTCCGGCTCTGATAAGGAATTTGAGGTTAAATATTACCATAAGCCTACTACCGTCCAGGGAAAGACAAAGCCGGGAAAACGGTTTGAGATTGTTCCCCAGGAAATAGACGGCATTACTATGCCGGACGGTAAAATATACACGCCACAACCCGGCGATAGCTATGCGGTCTTTGGCATACAGTTGCCCGATTCTTATATATGTGACAATAAGACGCAGACGGGCGCAAGCTGGGACATGTTTCGGGAAGCGGCTAAATTCCTATATGAACATGAAGACAAGAAATTCACTTTCACCGGAACACTTGATGGCATTTGGGCCAAGAAACGATGGTTGCAGATAGGTGGGAAAATTATATTGGGCGGTTATGTTCTGTTCTCCGATGAACATTTCATGCCGGAAGGCTCGCTTATCAGAATTACCGGGGTAAAGCGATATGTAAACCAGCCATACAAACCGGAAATCGAACTTTCAAATACGACTGTCGGAGCTTCCATATCCAGCGAATTGAATAAGCCGGGGCAGAATGAAGTTGTTATAGAAGACAGATACAAGGATGCCTTAAAATTTACAAAAAGAAGATTCCGGGATGCCAAGGAAACAATGTGGATGCTTGAGGATGCCTTGTTGAACTTCTCGGAAGCTATAAACCCGGTTGCTGTTCAAACTATGCAGCTTCTTGTCGGAGATGAAAGCCTGCAATTCCGTTTTGTAAACAGCAAAACCAATCCCGTAACAGTCAACCATGTTGTTACATATGATAAAGAAACAATGGTTCTTCATTGTCCGGCAGGTATCATACAGCATATGACATTAGGAATTAACACTCTTTCTGCAAGCCACAAGGCGAATGAGTATAAATATTGGGATATATCAGAGTATAACTCGCCATCATTGTTTGAACCGGAGAAAAAATACTACTTGTATATAAAGGCCAACAAATCAGCTTCTGCAGGAAGTTTCCTTTTGAGCGAAACCGCCATAAAATTAGAGCAAGTACAAGGCTATTATCATTTTCTTACCGGAATTTTAAATAGTGAATATGAAGGGGAAAGGAGTTTTGTCACTCTATACGGTTTTTCAGAAATTTTGCCTGGACGTGTGACCACTGACAAAATTGTTTCCACAGACGGGAACACTTATTTTGATTTATTGAAAGGTATCATATCCGGAAAAATAACATTCAAATCCGGTTCATCGGGCTTATATGAACTTAGCGAATGGGGAGATGTGAACAATCTGATAACTCAAGCACAGAACACCGCCAACACCGCCGTTGAGAGCGCAAAAAACGCTAATACTGCCGTTGGAAATCTGAATAACTATGTGAACGGTGCGTTTGCTGACGGCATAATTACGGAAGCGGAAGCGAAAGCGATTGAAAAGTACATCAACACAGTGAACAACACGAAAGCCGCCGTGGAAGCTGCGTATAACAAACTGTACACAAACGCCTATCTTACGGGAACGGCAAAAACCGGGCTTATGAATGCCAAGATTACGCTTATGGGTAGTATTGAGAACCTTATCAGCGCAATCAATTCCGCTATCGCCGATGGTAGAACCACTGTAACCGAGAAAAACAATGTTGATAACAAATATGCCACTTTCAACAGTGCGTATGCCGACTTTAACACAGCCGTAGAAGCCGCCAATAAAGCTATTCAAGACACGCTGAAGGGGTATTCAGATTCGGTTCTCAACACCGCCAACGCCGCCGTTGAGAGCGCAAAGAACGCCATTGCTAAAGATTTGGGTTATGCGAATTTTGATGATTTGGCGAAGAAAGCAGCTGCGAATGAAACCATCATTGTAGGAGGCAAAATCAACACGACATTGATTAATGCTGAACTTATTGTCACGGCGGCTTTGCTTGCCAAACTGGTCAAAGTGACCGAACTTGTTGCGGAACACCTGACTGTTACCGGGAGTTCAAAGATAGCTGGGTTCAGTGTCAGCGGAAACGGGCTTACAAATACCCCGTTTAACAATGATGCGTATGTGATATTCCGTAATGACGCACATAAATGTTTTGCGGGTATCGGAGGAAACGTGCTGCCGACATCATCAGGATTGAGAGCCGTAGCAAGATTTGAGAATGAGGACACGTCCGATTGGTGGGGATTGAACAGGAACATAGCTACTTTGTTCTCCGCAAAAAACGGGCGTTATAACCATGCTTTTTTAGGAAGCGGAAACGGGAATTTGGACGGATGGATAGGAGGCTACAGATACAGCAAATATAATCTGACAAGTGCCAATACTATTTATAGTGGTTATTCAAATCTTAAAGATAATAACCGATGGGTAATTTATAGCAGCGTGGATAATTCAGGCATCACTCTGCCGAAACTTTCAGAGGTAAGAGACGCTCTTAGTATAGGAAGCAGCACTAAGTTCTGTGTGGAATTCACAATTATCGCAGACCTTGATTCAAAGACTTTTGATATATACGGAAGAAACAGCAAGAAAAGTAGTGATAACACCTATCCGTGGAATACGTCTGAATATCCCAATCTGGTACATTGGGACAACGATCATTGGGATAGTTTGGCAATGGGAGCAGGTGACAGTCTCACGGTGTTACTTATATATGATTCAAGTAAAGGTGGCAGCAAAGGCGGTTATCCCCTGACCTATACAGCGAGAGTAATCAATAGACAGAATTAAAAGAGATTACAATTAAACAACTCTAAAAGTGATTACATTATAATCATTTTATATATATTTGCAAATAAAAATCAAAGACTTATGGAATATTTACCAGCTATTATCAGCGCAATAGGCACAATCATCGCCGCATGGTTTGCTTATAATCAGTACACGAAAAACAAGCTCACGGACTTAAAAATTGAGAAGTTCAGAAAGGATGAAGAAATCAAAAGCATTCGCCGAGCCGATAATTCTTCTATCGTTTACGGGGAATTATGGAACATTCTTTACGAACTTGACGCTGACAGAGTTTATATTGTTCAGCCCCACCCGTTGGGCAATGAAAGTCTGTTATCAATCTATTATGAAGTAAAGCGTAAAGGTGTTGAGCCAATGAAACCACATGTACAAAATCTTCGTATCGCAGACGTGGCTAAATTCAGTTCTGATATGGTTAAAAACATGTTTATGTATATCACGGATATAAACACACAGATTCAAGACAAATACGCAAAATCAATCCTATCAAGTTACGGATGCGAGGCGGCTGTGGTAAAGCGTTTAAATGATAACAAGTATGATTGGGTCGGTTCTATTTTCTGTGAGTTTACACGCCCGATTCATGTATCAGAAGATGAAGCGAGAGAGATTATGCACCGATGTGCGATGAATATTCAATACCTATTACCCGAATATAAATAAGAACGAGTATGAAAATTCTAATTGACAACGGTCACGGGGTTGACACGGCGGGCAAGCGTTCCCCTGACGGCTCTTTGAGAGAGTACAAATACACAAGAGAAATCGCCGAAAAAGTTGTATCAGAGTTGAAGAAACGAGGCTTTGACGCTGAACGTATCGTCACAGAAGAAAACGACATCAGCCTATCCGAACGGTGTCGGCGTGTAAATTCCATTTGTGACAGAATAGGAACGAAGAACGTCATTCTCGTTTCTATTCATTGTAATGCAGCGGGAAACGGTTCTCAATGGATGAACGCACGTGGATGGGAAGCGTGGACTTCTGTCGGTCAGACAGCCGCCGATAAAATGGCAGACTGTCTGTATAAGGCGGCAGAGGAAACAGACTTCAAAATTAGAAAGGACACAACGGACGGAGACCCCGACAAAGAGGGGCATTTGTATATCTTGAAACACACAAAATGCCCCACCGTTCTGACTGAAAACCTTTTTCAAGACAATAAAGAAGACGTGGCGTTTCTTCTGTCAGAAGCGGGAAAAGAAACGATTGTCTGTCTTCATGTCAAAGGTATTATCAACTACTTAAAGACAATCTGAAAAATGAAACATCTTCCCTTGCTCTTACTATTGACATTCATTATAGGCGGCTGTGCTTCAAGCCGCCGCCTTTCTGAAAACGTTCATCAACAAGACAGCGTTGGTATTAGGGTTGAAACCCGTATTGAATACGTACCCGATACTGTCTTTATTGAAATACCGGCACAAACGTCAGAACGTGAAACAGCCGATAGTACATCGCATCTTGAAAACGATTACGCAACGTCTGACGCACGGATAAACCCTGACGGAACTTTATACCATAACTTGAAGACTAAGCCGCAGAAAAAACCAGTAGAGTTTGAAAAGCCCGTTGAACGCAAAGACAGCGTTATTTATAAGAAAAAGACCGTAACAGAGACGGAAATCGTGAAAGTTCCCCGAGACCTTACTTGGTGGCAGAAAACACAGATTTACGGCTTTTGGGTCATTCTTTTCATTCTTGTGATTATTTACAGGAAAAAGATTTTATCCCTTGTAAAATGGCTTATCTGATTATCTTATAAAGAAATAAAATCGGAAATTATATCGGAATTTTGGCAATTATGATTATCTTTGAACCGACATTTGAAAAAGATAAATAGCGTTTGCTATTGCCGTTGAGGTCAGAAAATCGCCAATATTCAGAAATCTCAAAAGCAATGGTAGATGCCCACGTCATATACGTGGGCATTTCCTTGTGAGATTTCGGGCGTTTGGCGATGCCTCTGACCTACGAGGAATGCCCACGTTTTTTGTGTGTATCTGTGAACAACGGCAACCACTATAAAGAGAACCGTTAAATAACAGATATATGGATTTCAAAGATTCAATTAAACAAATCTCGGAGCGCATTGATACCCTCAAAGCCAATCTTCCGACAGAAGAAGCGACAAAGACAGCTTTGATTATGCCTTTTATAAACGCATTGGGTTATGATGTCTTCAACCCTTTGGAGGTGTTGCCTGAAATGTGTTGTGACATCGGCACAAAGAAAGGCGAGAAAATTGACTACGCCATAATGAGAGACGGCGAGCCGATAATACTTATTGAATGCAAACATTGGGAGCAAGACCTGAACCTGCATGACAATCAACTGTTGCGTTACTTCAACGTCTCAAAGGCTAAATTCGGTGTCCTGACAAACGGTATAACATATAGATTCTACACAGACCTTTCAGAACCTAATATTATGGATGAAAAGCCGTTTTTGGAAATCAATATGCTTGACCTGAAAGACACGCAAATAGAAGAGTTGAAAAAGTTCCACAAATCGTATTTTGATGTTGATATGATTTTGAGTTCAGCGAGTGAACTTAAATATATGGGGGAACTGAGAACCGTCATCGGGAAAGAGTTCACGAACCCATCCCCTGATTTTGTTCGGTTCTTCGGGAAACAAGTATATGATGGGGTATTTACCCCTAAAGTGCTTGAACAGTTCTCAACGCTTGTAAAACGCACAATCAACAACTATGTTAGCGATATAATATCAGACCGATTGAAAGCCGCCATAAAAGACGAAGAACAACCAGCAGAACATAACATCACAACAGTTCAACAGCCGACAGATGAAGAACAACCCGACAACGGCATTGTAACCACAGCGGAAGAACTGGAAGCGTTCTATATCGTGAAATCACTTCTGAGAAACGTTTTCCCGGTTGAACGAATCACTTATAAAGACACACGTTCTTATTTCGGGGTTTCCATAGACAATAATGTTCGGAAGACCGTCTGCCGCTTTTATTTTGACCCTCCTACAAGAAAACGGCTTGCAATCATTGATGAAAACAAAAGCGAGAAGATGTATAAGTTAAATTCAATCAATGACATTTATAACTATGCCGACACTTTGATTGAGGCAGCAAACAAATATTTATTATGAAGTTAATTATTTTATCAATTATATCTATGGGGCTGTTCCTTTCTTGTGGGAACGGCAAGAAACTTCCCAATATTGGAGATAAGGTCTATGTGGCTCAAGAATGTCTTTCCGCTGTCAGTGAAGATGATTTTGCAGAATTAAACAAGGTATGCAATAGAAAAGACGAAAGCAGATTGAAAGAAATGATATTATCAGAAAAGGTTTTTATAATAAAGCCAACAAATGATTGTAAATTGATTGAGGCTAAATTTGGCAAATATAAAATTCGAGTAAAAGTTGATTGGGATAAAGAAATAGATTTATGGGTTGCTTCTGAATTTATCAAATAA